CAAATACGTACTGAACCAATGGAGGGGGAATCTCCCCTGGCTGACAGACAACATCGGCCGCCTCAAGTTGTCCCTCAACGGCTTGCGTGGAAGGACCGGGAACGAACTCGACTCTCGTGGTCTTGTTCATCCCCCGGTGCAACTCGTTGAGGCTGGCCTGTTCCCTTCCTGGACACGAAAGAAAGATGGGATCGCAGTTCTGCAGCACGCAGTTGCCCAGGCCGAGCGGATGTGGGAAGTCTACGAGACAACCCTGTCCTGCTACGGCGTGGAGCACCCGGTTTCCGAAAACACGGTAGCCGGTTGGGTCTGGTATGGGGTCTGTGACCGCCTCGAGAAGTATCTCAAGTGGTCGACAGCCCACCTCCTGGCCCGTGCGCTCTGTCAAACTGAGCTCCCACCTCGACCGGACTGGGCGGCCCCATGCGCCTGCGGCCCCTTTCGGGGGGCCTTGGGCAACTACCTGCGTAAGATCTTCAAGCAGGTTGGGGCTTCCAGAGGCTTGGGGAGGAAACCCAGCTCTCGACGGATCCAGCTTGCTTTCTCGCTGTATCAGTCTAAGGCTGGGTCCCTCCCTGTTCGCGACAGCCTGGTTCAGGCTGCGGTGGACGCTGCAGAAGAGCGACTTACGACTGACTTCCTACCCCCCATGGGCAGCGAAGCCATTCGCGACTTGCTCTTCGATGCTGTGGACCGTACGATCGACGAGTCTCTGCCTCGATGCCACCTCGGAGACGAGGTGCCTCGTCCTGGGCTAATCCCCAGCATGAGATCATCATGGCAGAACCCACGTGGGAAGGGAGGTGCCTTCGGCTTCCTCCTTGGCGAGCCCGATAGACGGGGGGTGAGCAGCTTTCTGGCTCTCCCCTGCCTTCAAGGCTATGCCAGGGTTCGGACCAAGGTCCTCCCCTTCCACGGTCCCGACCCGGAGGAGTTCGACTTCCTCCAGGGCCGGTCAGCCCGGCGCGCACTCTTCAAGACCGAGTGCCACGCCGGCTATGTGGGTCTCGTCGAACCGTTCAAGGTCCGCACCATCACGAGGGGTGATGCTGACATCTACGCTCTGGCGCGGAGATTTCAGCGTGTCATTCACCCCCTCCTCAGCCGCCACCCTGCCTTCAACCTCATTGCCTCGCCGATCCAACAACACCACCTTGACAGGTTCGCTGAAAAGCTCACGCGGGCCCCCGGGACTTTCCTTGTCTCAGGGGACTACGAGAGTGCTACGGATCTCCTTGACCCGGAGCTCAGCGAGCACTGTCTCGCCAGAATCTCAGATCGGCTTGGCATTTCGGCTGAATTCTTCCCCTCCCTTCGCTTAGCGTTGACGCGCCACACCCTCCATGGTGGTGAGGGCATCGGCCGGAGGCAGAGGCGTGGTCAGCTGATGGGCAGTCCCATTAGCTTCCCCATCCTCTGCATCGTCAACGCAGCCGCAACACGACTAGCGATGGAGATGAGGGCCTCCTTCGAGACCCTCGGGAGTGGACTTCGGACCCTTCCCCTCGATGAGCTCCCTTTGCTCATCAACGGGGACGATGTCGGCTTTGAAACCGACGCGGCGGGCTACGCGTTGTGGAAACACGTCACGCAGCTCGCGGGGCTCAAGTTCTCCCTCGGGAAGAATTTCACGCACCGAGACTGGCTAATTCTCAACAGCCAGCTCTTCCGGTGCTCGCGGCAGGTGGACTACTTTGGACAGTCCACTCCTCGCCTCTGGCGCAAGATGCACTTCAGTGCTGGGCTCCTCTGGGGGTCTGTTAAGAAGGATGGCCAGCGACTTGAGGAATCTCTCCTCGCTGACTCTCCCTTCTACCAGACTGGCCTCTCTCTGGCCGGGATGGCTCGTGATCTCATTGAGCCGTTCCCCCCTGCGGTCCGCGATCGGTTACTAACAAAGTTCCTGACCGTTCACCGCGAGTCCATCCAGCAGACTATCCCTCCCGGGATGTCCTACTGGGCACCGAGGCATCTTGGGGGGCTCGGCCTTCCTGTCACCAGGGAGGTCGAGCTCACCCGGGCTCAGTTGCTTCTCGCCGCCTACCTCTCCAGTCGAACACCGGACCAGGCCTTGTCCCTTCTCTCGCCCGACATGCCGGAATTCTTGGGCGCCTACCTCTCTGAGGTCGGCTCCCTTTCCCGGCGTCTCGAGTCGAGGCGGTACTTTGTGACCCTCTCCGAATATCGGAAAAGTTCACAGAGTCTCCGCGGGCTCTCGGCCTGGACCGCCCTCGGCTGCTCTGCTGCACGCCGGCCCGATGAGATCAGGGCTAACGTTCTCAGAGGCTTCCGATCTTGTTGGAAGCGAGCGATGGCTGCAAGCGGCTCCTTGAGCCCCATGCGTCCAGTCCGTTGCCTCAATCACCAGCAGCTCATCGTCAACGAGCCGCTTAGGTGGTCATGATTGAGGTTTCGTGTCCCTTGGCCAGTCAGCCAGGTCCCCCGAATGGTGGGGGCTGCCTTCCTGACCATCGAAGGTAGATCCAGTTGAAGAACCAATGATCGCGCGCCGTTAAGAACCGTGTATGTGGAGCTAGGCTCTGCCCGGGGGTTCGGATACCCCGGGGTGGTCAGAGCCGACACTACCACTTAAACGGAACTAAAGTACGACCCCCCCGCCATGTTCCGGGTTAGGGTGAAGGAGCACTTTAACACTCCTTCTCCCGAGACCGGGCATGCCGGAGGGGGACCAACGGAGTCGGGTGTGGGGACACACCCTTCGACCACCGCGCGAG